TCCAGTTCCGACACTAGGATCGCTCTTATCCATTGAGCCTACATTTCTAGGATTTTCATAATGATCTATAACTTTATCGCTGTAAGCCATGCTATCTCCTTAATACATTCATTATTGAAGGACACCCAAATCCAGGTCCTACATTGTTGTTTTCGACTCGGTACTCTCTTTTGCGTGTTTTAGAATTAAATTTTAGAGGGCATCTATATATGCAATTAAACCCTCCATCACTTCTTTTTTTTCTTTCTGTTATAGAATCTCGTCTTGCTTTCTCTCTTTCTATCTTAGCTTTTCTTTCTTGTCGTTTAGCCTCTACTGGATCAATTCCTCTAGGAGGTGGAACGGCACTTGTAGAAAAACTAAACAAAAGTAATAATAATAATATCTTTTTCATACTAGTATTTAGCTTTTCTTAATTATAGAAAAGTCTCCTCTTTTTTCAAAATTTAAAACTTCAGTAAATTTGTCTTGCAGTATATCGCCTTTATGACTAATTACAAACAAATTAACATCTTCTAAAGAACTTAATATTTCCATTAATTCATCAGTCCCGTTTACATCTAATGATGAATCAAATATCTCATCAAGTATAAGAAGATTAGTACTTGCAGAATTTTTCATTTTAGCTATCGCTCTCCAAGTAAGCATCAGAGCCATATCTATTCTTTGTTTTTCACCTTCACTAAAAGAGTCGTAACTAAAATCATCTCTATGTCTAGACTTAATTGTTTCTTTAAAACTTTCATCTAAAGTAAAGTTTACAAAAAAATCTAAAGTAGAAAGATACTTGTTTACTAATTTATTGATGATAGGTAGATATTGTTTAACAATTTTTCGTTTTATACCATCATCTTTTAAAAGAGATGCAACAGCTTCATTGTATGTTTTTTCGTCTAATAAATCTTCTAAAAATTTATTCAAATTAGATATTTTTTCTTTTACATTTTTTAATTTATTTTCTTCGCTATCTTTATCATTTTTTAAAGATTGTATTTCCTTTATTTCTTTTTGCATTTTTTTTATATACTTTTTCTTCTCTGAAACTGTATTTGTATCAACTGCAACCTGCATTTGTAAAGTATGAATATTACTTTGTAAAGTTTGTATTTCACCTAGAGTTGTTTGATACTTTGTCAATTCACTAGATATTTTTTCTAATCCACTTTCACATTCAGTTTTCTTTGATGATAAATCACTCAATTCTTTTTCTTTAAACTCTTTTGAGATAGATTGTTTACAAGTAGGGCAATCATCATTGGAGTGTAAAAAATGTATATCATGTTCAAATGAAGATATTTTTGACTCTATCTTAGATTCAAGTTTTTCAATCTTTTTAATTTTATTTTCTGTTTCTATCTTTTTAGTAACCTTGGTAGATAGCGTTGTAATCTTTTTACTATCTAAGGTTATTTTTTTAGATAAACTTGTTATTATTTTTGCACTATTAGTTATTTCTTTATTAAACTCTTTTATTTTTTGTTCATTGTTTTCTTTAAAATCCTTAAGATATTTTTTATGCAAATCATATTCTTGATTCGCCAATTGAATACCATGTTTGTTTTCAGTAATGGACTCTTTATTTGAACTTATTTTCTTTTTTAGAATGTCATGCATTACTGAAAAAATTTGAATATCTAAAATATTTTCAATAATATTTCTTCTATCACTTGCTGACAACTGCATAAAAGGAGTAAAAGATGCCGAGCCTAAAATTACAACTTGTGTAAAAGATTTGTAATTTAGTTTTAATATAAACTTTTCTAAATGTTCTTGATAGTCTCTAACTGATGCATCTTGTGAAACTAAATTTCCATCACAATATATTTCAAAGATATTAGGTTTTATTCCCCTTACTATTTTAAACTTTCTTTCAGATATTAAAAAATCTATTTCTATAACACAGTCTTTTAGATTGATG